CAAAGCGCGGGCACTTGGCAAAGCGCGTCAGAAGTAGGGCGTAAGATACGACTATGAGTTGGACGGGGGAAATCCAGCCCGCGACGATCGAGCAGATCAGGCAGGGCAAAGACGGCAAGATGCACGTCATTACTGAGGATGCCGGTGGCATCGCTCAGCGGCTGCGCGAGATCGATAAGCGTTTGCACCTTCGCTACAGCGAAAGGGGCGAGTACTACGTCGTGTACGCGCGCGAGGAGAATGAACCGGAGGGCAGCGGCTACCTGGTGGCGACCTATCAGGAGCTTGACGCCAGGATCGTCAAGGACCTGGAGCGAATCAAGTGGCTCAACGAGCAGCCGGGCTATTCCTATGCAGACGCACTGGAGGAAAAGAACGCCGAGGCAGAAGCCAAGCGGGAGTACGACTTTTCACAGAAGATCAAGGAGAATGCCGAGCAGCTCGCTTGGGCCATTCGGAAGGACCTAGGGGAACTGGGTCAAGTCGCCGTAAAAAAGGATGTCCCCAGTGAGTGAACTCAAGATCGCAGTAGGCCTGCCCTCGAACGGGAAGGTCCACGTCCTGTGGGCCTACATGTACTCTCAGCTCCAGTGGCCAGTATCGGGTGAGCGCAACACAATGATTTTGGTCAAGGTGCCGATTGCGACCGCGCGCAACAATGTGGCTATCTCGGCGATCGATCGAGACTGCAAGTACCTGTTCTTCATCGACGATGACGTCTTGATTCCTAACTTCGCGCCCAAGCGCATGATCTACCTGATGGAGCAAAACGACGATTGGGACGCACTTACGGGCGTGTATGTCACCAAAACGACCCCGCCTGAGCCGCTGGTCTTCGGCGGCGAGGTCGGCTCAACGGGTACTTTTTGGGATTGGCGGATGGGTGAGGTGTTCCCTGTCTGGGGCGCTGGGCTTGGTTGCTGCATTATCCGGATAGACGCGCTCAAGAAGATGCAAGAGCCTTATTTTGCCTTTGCTGAGCAAACGAACGGGGTCAGCTCATCGACAGAAGGTGAAGACCTGCATTTCTTCCGCAAGCTCGGCGAGCAGGGCGGAACAGTCATGTGTGACGGCTCCATTCTCTGTGGACACATGGATCGCGACTCTGACAAGATTTACTCGATTTGGAAAGACTCCAAGCCCTACAAGAACGCGCTTCCGGAGTTTCTTGCTGATCCGCTCGGCGCCGCTGTCCCCGACGAGCCAGTTACGTCAGTAATCACAAAATCGAAGTAGTAACATGGATGTGTGGCTACCTTCAATGACCTCACCGAAGAGGTGCTGGACCATCAGTTCGCGCCTACCCAGTACCGGGCCTATATCCAAAAAAAGATCAATCAGGGCCAGGAGTACATCGCTGCCCAGATTGACTTTCGCGTCCTGCTAACGACCCATACGGTTACGACTGTCAGCAGCACCGCTACCTACGCCCTCCCGTCTAACTTTCAGCGGCTGTTCAATGTCACGGTCACGGACCCGGCCGGTCAAGTAATCCCCCTGGGAGCCGAGCCGCTGAACCAGCTTGAAACCCAGCCGGTGGCAACCGGGCAGCCCCAGCAATACGTCATAGAAGGAAACAACCTTCGGCTGTATCCAACGCCAGATGCTAGCTACACAGTCAGGCTTCGGTACTACAAGCTGCCCAACGAACTGGTTGACGCAAACGATGAGCCGGAGACCCCTCCTGAGTACTGGGACCTCCTAGTCTCGTATGCCCTCTGGCACTGCTTCGAGCGCGAAAACGATTACCAGGCGGCTCAATACCACAAGCAACGCTTCGACGAAGATTTGGCCAAGGCACGCGGCGAGCTGCAATACGAAACTGACGACTACACGCAGATCAAGCGCGTAGGCGACGGCCGCATCGACCCACTGGCCCCGAACGTCTGGACGGTTTAAATGGCGATCGGTAACCCGACCGTCTATGCCGATTTCTCCGGGGGCATCAACAAAGAGGCCGGACCTTACCTGCTCCAGGACAACCAGTGCCAGGACGCTCGCAACGTTTACGCCAACCCGTTGGGATCACTGGAAAAACGGCGCGGGTTTGCGTCGTTTTCAACCCTTAGCGCCCTTGACGGACCAGCTCACTCGCTGGCCCCATTGAGCCTGTCACCTACGCGCTATTTGCTGGCGGTTGGCAAGGAGCCGAGCCAACCCAATGATCGCATTGTCAGCGTGTCAGAAAACGGAACTTCCACGGCAATCAAGTCAGGCCTGGCAGAGAACACGCGGTGGGAGTTCGTCCAAGCGCTGGCGGGCGGGGGCCAGGGCCCCATATATGGTGTAAACGGGGTCGATAACCCCCAGTACTGGAGTGGCGCGACCGCAAGCACGACCACTGCCGATTGGACGGCTATCGACGATACCGGCACTGCGATAACCCCGCACCCCGCAAAGAAGTGCAAGTTCCTGGTCTACCACCTCGACACCATCTGGGCGTCGGGCGACACCGATAACCCGGGAACGGTGTTTTCTTCTGGCGTTACAAGCTCGGTACCGGACTTTCGTAACTGGTCAACTCGTTACCGCGATCGTGTCGATCCTGGAGATGGCCAAAACATAACGGGCCTTGGCAAGGTCGGGCCGTACCTGTTGGTGTTCAAAAACCGGAAGACTTACGTTCTGACCAACGCTACGCCGGAAGCTCGGGCCTACCGACCAATATCCTCAAGCATTGGCTGCGTCTCACACCGTTCCATCGCTGAAACAACGCGAGGCACAATGTTTTTGTCAGAGGACCTGGGCGTGTGTCTGACGGACGGATCGTCAGTTCAACGCATATCTGACGCGATTCAGCCGTTTCTGAAGGACATCATGGTGGCTGATGCTGAAGCGATCAAAAACGCAGCGGCCGTTTATTACGATGATTCGTATTGGCTTTCGCTCCCAGTAAGCGGCACTAACGCAGTAACGCTGCAGTTCAGCCTTGAAACAGACTCTTGGTGGATTCACACATGCGCTTCAAACCAGTTTGCGCTACTCGATCCGGCGGGACAACCCAGGCTGTATTCGGCGCAACCAAGCACCAAGCGGGTCGAAAGAGCGTTTGCGCCGGACACCTACCTCGACGCAGGCGTAACGTATGAGTCGTACTGGGAGGGGCCGTTTTGGGCCTGGGGCGAGCCTCACATAAACAAGCGATTGCACCAGCTAAGAGCCGACGGCAGCGGGTATTGGAAGCTCAAGATCAAAGAAGACTTCAACCGACCGTACTCGGCTGAACTTGACGACGAAATCTGGGGGCCAGAGTATGACCTGTCGGCAGAAAAGTACGGCGAGGGAGACGCCGACTGGGGGGACCCAGATACAAGCATCATCTTTGGTGGCACCCAAGGCCTACAACAAAGGCGCTACAACACTCCGGCACGCGGTTGGGGCAGGGCTTGGTCGTTGAGGCTTTCAGACAACTTGTCAAACGTTCCGATGCAAATATACGCAATCAGTGCGTTTGTCCGGACAAGAACTGACTAGGAAGGTAAGATAGCTGTATGGGTTTGATTGATCCTGAACTGCCAGAAGTAGGCCTGCCGGTTACAACCGAAGACCCCAAGGTCCGCGACGCGCTGGCCGAAATAGTTGCAGTAATCAACGGCAACCTCGATACGGTGAACTTGGCATCTGATGCTGATGTCAACGGTACACAGTTGCTTGACGCATCGGTTGACAACACAAAGCTGACGACAAACTCGGTTGATACCGCCAACATTGTCAACGACGCTGTCACGGCTGACAAGCTGCGTGATGACGTCAGCACAGACGGCAACCGGGCCGTTACCACTAATCACATTCGTGATAACGCGGTCAACGCTGACAAGATTGCTGAGGGCGCGGTCAATACCTCAGAGTTAGCCGATAACTCAGTTACAAACGCTAAAATCAACCTGACCACGGTCACTGCGACCGGAAGCGGAACGCCAGCCGCCAGCACGGCTTGGGCGAAAGCAACGAACCTAACCGTTTCACTCTCAGCGGGGACGTACCTTATTATCGCCGCACTCAACGTACTCCTGCCCGACACTGCGGGCACAAACTACATAGAGTTTGAGCTTCGCGATGACAGCACAGTTCTTAGCAGTGGAAAGGTCACCGAAGTTACCGGCAATGAGTACGAAGGCGGCATAACGCTAACGGCAGTACGCACCCTGAGCACCAACGGAGCGGTTGATGTTTGGCTGCGCTCGCCAAGTCTATTTAGTGCTGCGTCAGCGACTTCACGAGTGATAGCTCTACCGATCGGGTGAGCTAATGGCCTGGAAGCCACCTCACCAGATTGTTCAGGACCCGGACGTTACGCGAAACTTTGAGTCTCTTGTTCCCGTAATCGAAGAGGGATTTGT